CTACACAGGATTGTCGTGGAGTGCGATGAACTGCTCCCGAACGGACCGCGGAATTCGCCCGCGAGCAGGTACGGCGATCTTCCGTTCCTTAGCCCACCTGCGGATCTCGGCGGGATCCGCGCCTGTGTCGTTGAACGTCGCTACGGGAACCCGCTTCTGAGCGTGGGTAGACGCCTTACGCGGCCGCTTCCTCTTGCCGGAAGAAGTCCTCCGGCCAGCCTTCATGAACGGGCCGAGCTTGGCTTCGAGGTCTTCGTACGAACCGGCGCTGAGATCTATCTCGAAGGAGACGCCGTTGAGTTCGAGCGAGTGCGTCTGGACGTCGTCGCCTCTCTCCTGGGTCAAGTCGTCTACGAGATAGGTCTGTACAAGCCTTGCCATGTTTCCCCTTTTCCTTCCGTTCCTCGACGGACATTACATGACATCTGGAATGGGTCGGAAATTAGGATGTGTTACGGGAGGAACGGGCGAGGTATGGCTAATGTGCGTCTAAGGTGAAAACTAATTCCGTTACCTGTCGGGCCCGTTACTCGATCTTGTTGGCCAAGGGCTACCGCCGGGGGCGAGAACACAACTGCACCGTCATGAGCAGGTTGTGGTCTGCCAAGGGCAGATCGTCGGGAGCGGTTGCTTCGCGGAGTTGAGAGACCTGTCTCTCGAGTGCGGCGAGATTGGCCGAGTTGTCGATCGTCGCCACGCCGTTGACGGTGACCTTCAAGGGTTCGGCGACGAGCGTGGCGATCCGTTCGTGCAGTACTTCGAGAGCGACTGCTCGGGCGGATCCGAGGCGCTCATATCGGCCAGTGAGGTCCGCAGTGTTTGAATCAGGACCGAGTTGGGCTTGTAGCCAGCGCAGGGCGTCGCTGTTCACGGCTACTCCTGGGAAGTCGACGGTGGGGAGCAGCGTGTGCTGCTCCCCACGGCTGTTCGCGGTTACTGGGCGGCTTTCGGCTTCCGGGCGCTCGTGCGCCCCGAGCCGGGCGTTGGTTCGGGCTGCCAGCACCGAGGGTTCGTGATCTGCTCGGCGATCGCCGGATCGGTGACCTTGGTGCCGGCTTCCAGCACTAGCGGCACTCGCTCGACGGGATCGAGTACGTGCACGGTCGCGGCGAGAACAACTCCGGCGGGAGGACTGGCGCTCACAGGACGGTGGCTGTGATGTGGCAGTCCGGTGCGTACAGGACGGGCATCGCGGCCGCGGCGCCCTTGGTCCAGATCTGCACCGGGTCGTCCTCGACATCGCGGGTGATCACGATGCCCGGGGCGTCTTCCCGCTCGATCTGCGGGTTCGTGCCCCGGGACAGAGCGAGCGACTCGGTCGTGGTGCCGTACTGGGTCTGGCCCCACTTCGCCCGGTCCGGGGGCAGCATGATCCACCGGTCCTCGGGCAGGACACGCTTCGACACGTCGTCCTGCCACACCTGCGCCTTGTAGAGGGTCACCGGCGGCAGCCCGTACGTGCCGCGTACCGAGTTGACCTGCTCCGGGTTCAGGGTCGCAGTCGGCGTCTGACCGCCCGCGGGAGTGCCGTAGTAGGCCGCCCGATAGGCGCCGTTCGAGGCCAGGTGCGACCACGCCTTGCGTGAGGTGACCACCATCTCCGGTGCCGGCGCGCCGATGGAGTCGAGGTAGTCGATCCACCGCAACTCGTCCGCGATCGGGTCCGCGTCGGGACTGCTCCACGGCTTCGGAGCGGTCGGCATGTTCGCCGCAGGCACGCCGTAGTCGACTTCAACGGTCAGGCCGTTCTCCCCGGACAGAGTGAACTTGCCGTCGACCAGGACGTCACCTGCTGCGAGTTCCAGGCGGGAGCGGATGGCTTCGACGTGCCGCTCGGTGTCGTCGTAGAGCAGATCGATCAGCCGGTCCTCGTCCGCGCCACGCGCCGCGTCCAGGAGGAGCTGTTCCATCTCACCGACGAGCAGCTTCTGGCCCAGGGCCGGCAGAGTGCCTTCGGTCTGCGTGGACTCGGCCTGCCGCTTCGCGAACGGCACGCTGGAGTCGTATGCACGGTAAGAGGCGGTGTTGACGCGCCGCTTGGACTGCCGCACCCGCCACTTCACGTCCTGGACCTTGGTCTCGGCGAAGACGCTCTGAGTGAGGAGGAAGTCCGCTGGAGTCGGGATCGACCGGGCATAGACTGTCAGGTCCGCGACGGAAACGTTCTTGAGAAGGTCGGCGACGCTCACGCGCTCACCGCCCCAAGGAACCGGATCTGCGCGCCAGCCGGGCTAGCGGCGATCTTCGCTGGGTCGATGCCGCCGGGGATCTTCGCGGCATTCACCGTGCCGTGCCAGAACAGCGCCGCGGGCACCTTCGCCGTGCCAGGCGTGAACGGGGCTTCGGCGTAGACGAGGCCAGCGAGAACTTCGCGACCGTCCTTCGCGGCCGGGTCGTACGCGCCGTAGAGGCCTGAGGCGTTGATGCGGCCGACCGGGACGCCGGAGCGGACGTAGCCGTGCGGCTGGCCCGCGGTCGCTTCCAGGTAGTGCGTGGTCTTGGTCAGCTTCTGCAGGTCGAGGGTGATGGTTTCCGTGGAGTCGGTGCCGTGCCGGGAGGCGAGCCAGTCCCGGTTCGCGGTCACTGTGACGGAGGTGGTGTACGGCTGGATCAACGCCGCTTCTCCTGGTGGTACTGGTGCGGTCGCGCACTCACCCGCTGGTGGCACGGTCCACGAGGAGAAGGCAGGGGCGTGGTCCCCAACAAGACCCCACTCAGGGCCAGTCGGTGTTACTCGGAGGCAGGGAGGATGCCGCGGCGGCGGGCCATCTCCAGGCCGGCCGAACCGGGCTTGTGGTCGACACCGCCGGGGCGCGGCGGCGGGACCGAGGCAGGTGCGCCTCCAGGAGCTGCAGGAAGCTGCTGTGCGCCTGTGGGGACGCCTGCGAACAGCTCGGGGCGGCGAGTCTTCAGCTCCTGTACCGCCTCACTGAGGGCGTCTCCCTCGGCGTCGTCCGGGACGCGCAGGAGCGCCACGGCGTCGTCCAGGTCGGCACCGGTCGCCCCAATGCCGGCGAGGGCAACTCGGCGGGCAGCGTCACGCTCACGGACAAGGGCTGCAGCTTCGCGAGCGGCAGCGGCCTTCTCTCGTTCGATCACCGCCTGCTCGCGGCGCTCCGCCTCGGAGAGTTGCTCCTGCTCGGCCTGCCGGACACCGGCCAGGTATTCCTCAAGCGCGCTGGTATTGGAGAAGCCGAGCTTTTCGATCAGGCCGCGCACTGCAGCCCGGCCACCCTGGTCCTTCTCCCGGGCCATCAGCGTATTGAGTTGCTTCTGGCTGATGTTGACGGTGACTTCGTCGTTCGACGGATCGTCGGAGGAGGCGCCGAGAACCGGAAAGATCGGGCGGCCGTCCTGGCGGTGGCCGAGCACGGTACGCGGAGCGGGCAGGCTGCGGGTCATCAAAGGGTGCTACTCCCACGACGGCCCCGCGCCGTGATCGAGTCTACGGATGCCAAGAACACATCCGCTGCCCGGCACTGGCCACTCGGATCCAATAGGCCAATCACGCTGGCTCACTGCTGCGTTGGCTGCCGGTTGGCGTAAACCTGAGATGATCAACTCATGTCTGATGTCCCAGGATCTAATCTGATATCTCCTGCTGTGTCCCTAGCGAAGGGCTCCGAGCCGCTCAAGAAGCGCCGCGCGGCGATATGGGGTGTCACGGCCGCCGTGGTCGTCGCTGCGGGAGTCACCCTGTGGGCATGGGAACCGTGGGTGGACCGCAGCCCCTTCACCGCCTTGGTCGCTGGTGCCTCACCCGTGACGGACCCCGGGGCCAAAACTGAGGGCGGCGAATGCACTCCCAATCTTGCCGGGGAAGCCGTGGTCATCTACGACGCCTCCGGCAAAAGCAAGTTGGCCTCGGGCATCGAGTCCAGCATCGGTGAGGTGCTGCCCAGCTCGTACGGCGACTTCGCGGGTTGGTGCTTCTACGCGACGCGTATCAAGGGCCTGCCCGGCGGCGAAGGCACCTACAAGGTCCAGGTCGGCGGAGGGAACCTCGTCACCGTCGAAGAAGAGCATCTTCGTCAGCCCGTTGATCAGCAGCGGGAAGGGATGAGGAAGACGAAGCTGCCGCCCGATGACGCACCGGCACCGGAGCTTCCTGCCGAGCAGTGATCCGGCTGACTTCCTCGCGCGCATCCTCGATCGGGTATCCGGCGTCCTGCAGCATGCGGATCCCGGTCTCCAATGAGAGCACTCCGGCGGACACGCCCTTGACGACCTCATCGAGGATCGCTGTTCGGTCGGTCGGGGTGTGCGGGCCGAACACGATGCGCGCGGCCAGCGGTTCGCCCGTGGGCCAGCCTTCGGCTCGACCGGCCTGGTGGATACGCTGCACCATCTTCAGCAGCAGCGCGTACTTGTGGGCGCGGGCCAGACGCATGGAGTCCACCTGGGAATCCAACGGTCCGAGTGACAGCTGGAGTGCGTAGCCACTCGGCACGTCGCTGGGGTCGACGGTGCCCAGGCTCACAGCGGGCAGCCGGGCGTTGACGGCTGCACGGTCGCGGATCTCTTCGACCCTGGCCCGTAGCTCCGAGAGCTGGCCTGAGGTATCGAGGACGTCCATCCGTCCGCCGTCGGCGAGTTGGAAGACCGTGCCGGGCTCGACTGCAAGGGGCTTGGGGCGGCCGGTGACGCGGTCGACTTCGGCACGGGCCCCGGCAAGGCCGATGATGGGAGCACCCGTAGTCGCGGAGGCGCGGGCGGAGTCGGTGTCGGTCTCGGCCAGCTCGTCCAGGGCCTGCATGACCTTTGACAGGGTGGACTGCCCGAAGTGCTCGCCGTCGGCGACGGTGTTGCTGATGTGGACGATCGGGATGAAGTCGAGCTGCAGATCGAGGCGATGCAGGACTTCGCCGTCGGGCCGAGTCCGGAAGTGCGCCTTGCCCAGGGGCAGATCGTCAAGGCTCTGCCCGTGGCGCAGGTCGTCGAGGAACCATTCGGCGTCGGTGAGATAGCAGGTGACCTTCGACGGCCGGTCGGGCGCCCACGGGTAGGTGCGCTCGATGTGGTCCGACTCCGGCACGTACCGGTCGCCGACCTCGAGAACGTGGCCGCCGGTGTCGCCCACGATCGGTTGCCGCCTCGCCTGTCCGTTCCCGTCGGTGCTGCTGCGGGTAGCTGGCACTACGGGTCCCATTTCGTATGTGATCCTGCGGACCCTCGGCTTCAGCCCACGCTTGGGGTCCTCGGGTATCTCCCAGCCCAGATGGATACGGCGGGGATAGTCCCCCGGGTCGGCATCGTCCTCGAGGACGGGAAAGTAGAACCCCGGGTCGTAGGTCTTGAGCCGAACACGGCGCTTCTCCGGGTCCCAGGCCAGCAGGTACAGCCCGTCGCCGAGCAGTACGGCCTTACGCTCGGCGGCCTGCATCCGCAACGGCAGCAGCTCAGCCTCCGCCCACTCCCGCAGTCGCTGCTGTACCTCGGCAGCAGCCGCTGATTCGGGCGTCGCGTCGTCGTCGCCGGCGTGCTCGGCCCCCGGCACGACGATCTGCTGCGACTTCCCCAGCAGATGGGCGAGGGCAGTGTCTACGAAAGTTGCCGGGTCCCCGAACTCCCTGCGCTCGGCCGCGGTCTCGTTGCCTGCCAGGGTGGCGAGCTCGCCCGCCTGGTTGGAGTCGTAGGCCGCCAGGAGCTTGTAAGCCGCCAGGCGGCGCACCGCATCATCGGGGAGCCAGGTCGCCTGCAGCTCGGGCGAAAGGGCCCGATGCGGACGCCCATCGTGAGTGCCGGCCATTACCGGCTTGTAGTTGAGCCACGACCAGGCATCGGTCAGGAAAGTGCGCAGGCCCACGGGGACAGGTCCGTAACGTCGGCCCCGCGCCATCTACAGCGTAGGTGAGCCCGCCATCGGTCTCTCGGCGCAAGGGGCCGAGGCGCGAGCATTGCGCAGGTTCTCCTGATCGCGCCCACCCTCGTGAGTACCCGCCGCTACCCTCCGCTTGTCGGCCAGTAGCGGGAGGACGTGAGCATGGCGCAGCAGACATGGAGCAGCGATCGCAGACTGACCGCGATCAGCAGAGCAAGCCTCTCTGTCCCCGCCCGCCAGGCCGTGATCGACAGGCAGGTACGCCCCGGGCTCACCGTCCTTGACTACGGCTGCGGCCGTGGGGGCGACGTACGTGCGCTCCAGCATCTGGATTGCCAAGCAGTCGGCTGGGACCCGTTCTACCAAGCCGACACCAGGCTGGAGCCGGCGGACGTAGTTCTCCTCACCTACGTCCTCAATGTCATCGAAGACCCACAGGAGCGGCGCAAGACCCTGAAAGAGGCGTGGGACCTGGCTGAAACAGTCCTCGTCGCCTCCGCACGACTGACGTGGGAGAAGTCGAAGGTCAAAGGCGAGGCGTTCGGCGACGGCCTGCTCACCAGCCGACAGACCTTCCAACACCTCTTCGGATCAAGCGAGCTGCGCACCTACGTCGAGGAAGTGACAGGGGTACGGACAGTCTCCGCAGCGCCAGGCGTCGTCTATGCCTTCAAGGACGAGAGAGCGCGCCTCAGCTACCTTGCTCGCCGGATTGTTCCCGACGCGGAGTGGCTCGCATCAGAGGACACGACCTCAGCGATCGCAGCGGTCGTCGACTACGTCGAACGTCGCGGGCGGCTGCCCCGGATGGAAGAAGTCCCTCAGCCGATGGCCGAGTTGCTCGGCCACTTGCGCCCCACTGAGGTGCGTCGGCTCGTACGGGACTCCGCAGATTCCAGCAAGGTCGAGGAAGGCGGAAGGCGAACCACGCTCAACACTTTGCTCTTCCTCGCCGTCGAACTGTTCAACGGCCGCGGCCCCTTCAGCAGCCTCCCGCTCAGTGTCCAGCTCGACGTCCGCGCCTTCTTTTCCTCCTACAAGGAAGCCTGCCAGCGATCCGACCGGCTGCTGCTCAAGCTGCGTGACGACACGTACATCCGCGGAGCTATGAACGCCTCCGCGGTCGGGAAGCTGACCCCGACCGCTCTGTACGTCCACCAGCGAGCTCTCGACCGGATGCCTACAGTGCTACGCCTCTACGAGCACTGCGCCTCGATCGCCGCCGGCCGCCCGCAGGAATGGACCCTGGCCAAGCTCCGCCACCAGGGCCGGGCGGTGAGTTGGCTGGACTACCCAGACTTCGACACCGACCCCCATCCGCGGACGTTGTCCTCGTACCACGTGGACTTGAAGACGCTGGAGACGTCCTTCACCTCATACGCCGACTCCCTGAACCGGCCTCTACTCCACCGCAAGCACGAGTTCCTGGCCGCAGATGATCCCGACGTAGAGCGGTACAAACGGCTCACGGCAGCGGAGGTGAAAGCGGGGCTGTATGAGCACCCTCACCTCATTGGCACAGAGGACGGCTGGGAGGCAGAGCTCATCCGTTGCGACCGGGCCCTTCGCGGACATCGGCTAGTGCGTCGTACGGCAGGTTGAGCGATCAGACGGAGTCGGGCTGCAACCGCGCGATCAGGTCCGCCAGCTCCTCAACATCAAGGTCAGCCGCTTGGTTCGGGAACCAGGACATGCGGAGCCCGTTCTCTGCTGCATCCTCGGGCAGCCCCATGGCGGTGAGTACGTGGCTGGGGGTGTACGAGGCGCTCGTGCATGCGGAGCCCGTGGCAACGGCTACGTGGTGGTTCAACTGGACAATGAGCGCCTCGGCATCCACACCGTCGAAAGACACGTTAAGGATGTGCGGGACGGTGTGGTCCTGATCTCCGTTGATCTGGAACCGGGTCTTCGCGAGCGCGTTCAAGAGCCGGGAGCGGAGATCCGCCGCGCCCTTGCTCCACTGCTTGTGTTCCTTCTGGAAGATCTTCGCCGCCTCAGCCAGGCCCATGATCAGCGGCACCGGCAACGTTCCTGGGCGTAGCTTCCGCTCCTGGCCGCCACCAAACATGATCGGCTGCAGTGGCAGCCTGCCTGAGCGTCGGCGTCGGGTGACCAGCATCCCGACGCCCTTCGGGGCGCCAATCTTGTGACCGCTGACACTGATCATGTCGATCGGCGCGGTCAGATCCTCAGGTACTTTCCCGTACCCCTGTGCGGCATCCACATGCAGATACGTCGAGGTCTCACGCAGATGCCCAGCGAGCTCGGCTACAGGCTGGACGACACCCGTCTCGTTGTTCACGTGCATCAGAGAGACGAGGAGCGTGTCGGGACGTAGCCGCTCCATCACCGCCTCGACAGAGACCCTGCCTGATGAACCAGGCTTGATGAAGTCGACTTCGAAACCACGAGACTGCATGTGCTCCAGGGGCTCGATCACCGCCTTGTGCTCGATCGCCGAGGTGATGATGTGACGCCGACCACTCTGCTCGCCATGGGGAGCAAGACCGAGCAACGCAATGTTGTTGCTCTCAGTAGCCCCGCTGGTAAAGATCAACTCGTCCGGTTCGGCACCGACCGTGCTGGCGAGATAGTCGCGCGCCTGCTGCACCGCGCGCTTCGCTCGGGTCCCGTACTCGTGCGTCCGGGAGCCGGCGTTCCCGAAGTCCTCGGTCATCCAGTGCATCACCACATCGGCCACACGCGGGTCCACACGCGTCGTAGCCGCAGCATCGAGATACGTCACCACTAGCCCCACCACACCTTTGAGCGTTAATCCAGCACGTTCTGTACGTCTTATCTCTGACGTACGATAGCGTTACGCGCGTGGGATCACCGTCATCTTCGCAGCTTGCCGATACCGCTACCTCCGCTGGCTTTGACTACATCTTTCCAGCCATCCGGGGCGTTCAGGCGGGTCGCGAGTTCTACGTGTCCATGTGCCCTCTGCGGCTCATCCCGAAGATCTTCCTCTTCGACGAGGACGAGCTGGCACCGGAGGTTCGAGCCCAACGCGTCTTGAACAAGGGCCGACTTCCAGCCCTCACCCGATACATCGTCGAGAACCCAGACGACTACGTCTTCAGCGCCCTCACTGCATCCGTCGATGGCGAGATGTACTTCGAGAGCATCGCCGACACTGGCATGGGCATGCGCGCCGGCCAGATCCGTATCCCCATGGCTGCCCGCTTCTTGATCAACGACGGGCAACACCGACGGGCAGCCATCGAAGAAGCCCTGAAGGAGAACCCCGACCTCGGAGAGGAGACGATCGCCGTCGTCTTCTTCCACGACGCCGGTCTGGCTCGCTGCCAGCAGATGTTCGCCGACCTCAACCGGCACGCAGTGCGCCCACCGCGTTCCATCGGCGTGCTGTATGACCACCGAGACGACCTGGCAATCATGGCTCGACTCCTGGCTATGAAGTCCCCTGTCTTCAAAGGGCACGTCGAGATGGAGAGCAGCACCCTTGCTCAACGCTCCCGCAAGCTGTTCACCCTGAGTGCCGTCTACTCCGCCACCCAGTCCCTCCTGCAAGGGCTGGAGATCAAGAAGGAGAAGGCGCAGGAGCTGGCGGAGGCATACTGGGAGGCGGTCGACCTTGTGGTCCCCGAGTGGGGGATGGTGCGCAAGCGTGAGCTTGCGGCTCCCGAGGTACGCAAGGACTACATCCACAGTCATGGCATTGCCTTGCACGCACTTGGCCGGATTGGGAACTCGCTCCTGCGGAAGTCCGAGTCACCCCAAGTGTGGCATTCGAAGCTCAAGCTCCTGACTTCGGTTGACTGGTCCCGGATTAACCCAGATTGGGAGGGTCGCGCGCTGATCGGCGGACGTGTGTCGAAGAGCCACCAGAACCTGACCCTGACTGTGAACTACCTGCGCCGTCACATGAAGCTCCAACTCAGCCCGGAGGAGCAGCGTGTTGAGGACGCATACTTGCGAGGAGATGCATGAGCACCCCGAAGCCGTCGGCTCCCTTCCAGGGGAGGGCTCTCGCCGAAGTGGTCAACGAGCTCACGGAAGAGATCCGTGAGCTCTATACGGCTGACGAGGTGCCTTGGGTCATCGGCTACAGCGGCGGCAAGGACTCCACCGCTGTACTCCAACTCGTTTGGCTTGCCCTCCAAGGGTTGACGGACGAGCAGCGCACCAAGCCCGTGCACGTCATCAGCACCGACACACTGGTTGAGAATCCGGTGGTAGCCGCGTGGGTCTCCCAGTCCCTTGAGACGATGGGGAGGGCGGCAAAGGAGCAAGGGCTGCCGATCGAGCCGCACCGCCTGATCCCTGAGGTGAAGGACACCTTCTGGGTCAACCTCATCGGCAAGGGCTATCCAGCTCCCCGCCCGAAGTTCCGGTGGTGCACGGAGCGATTGAAGATCAAGCCGTCCAACGCGTTCATTCGTCGCGTCGTGCGCCGACACGGTGAGGCGATCCTCGTCCTCGGCATTCGAAAGACCGAGAGCCAGGCGCGTGCCCGCGCCATGGCGAAGCACGAGAAGCGCCGCGTGCGGGACCGTCTCTCTCCCAACGGCAATCTGCCGAACTCCCTCGTCTACAGTCCCATCGAAGCGTGGGGTACAGAAGAGGTCTGGATGTTCCTGATGCAGTACTCCAACGCGTGGGGGCATCGGAACAAGGATCTGCTGACCATGTACCAGGGTGCCTCCGAGGACTCAGAGTGCCCATTGGTGGTGGACGACACCACTCCTTCCTGCGGTGACAGTCGTTTCGGATGCTGGACTTGCACCCTTGTGGACAAGGACAAGTCGATGACTGCCATGATCCGCAACGATGACGAGAAGGAGTGGATGCGGCCCCTCCTGGAGCTCCGGAATCTGCTCGATGACGTGTCGACTGAGAAGGAGGACCGAGACTTCCGGCGGATGAACGGCAACGTTCAACTCTTCCACGACGGCGTCATCCAGGGGCCGTACACGCAAGAAGCGCGTCAGAAGTGGCTGACGAAGCTCCTGGAGGCACAGACCCTCGTGAGGCAGACCGCACCGGAGAGCGTGCAAGGCATCGAGCTGATCTCGGAGGCAGAGTTGCACGAGATCCGCCGCATCTGGGTGTTCGACAAGCATGAAGTCGAGGACACGCTGCCGGCGATCTACGAGGCAGTGACGACCGAGGAGTTCCCCGGACGCCCCCTCGACGAGCAGCTGGTACTCGGAGCCGAGGAGATCGACCTCCTCAAGGAAGTGTGCGACGGCGATGACATCCACTTCACGATGACGCGTGAACTCCTCGCAGTCGAGCGGCAGCACCGGACCATGACGCGGCGCTCTGGCCTCTTCAAGGAGCTGGAGAAGACGATCAAGAAGGGATTCTACGAAAACGAAGACGACGCCCTTCAGTTCGCGAAGCGTAAGCAGGAGATCCGCGAATCTGCCCCGACCTACGTGACGCTGGACGAAGAGGCCACCGATGCTCCTTCATAACATCTCACTTCACGACTTTGGTGCCTACCGCGGCAAGCAGTCCCTCGACCTGAGCGTCAAGCCCGGGAGGCCGATCGTCCTGATCGGCGGTCTCAACGGATGCGGCAAGACGACCCTGCTGGATGCCATCCAATTGGTGCTCTACGGCCATCGGGCACGGTGTAGCGGTCGTGGGAACCGCTCCTACGACTCCTACCTACGCGAGAGCATCAACCGCAAGGCGAACGCGGCCGAGGGCGCGGAGATCGCCCTGGAGTTTTCCGTCGTTGTGGATGACCAGGAGCGGCACTACCGGGTTGTCCGGAGCTGGCACATCAGCGGCAAGCAGCTCAAGGAATTCCTGAACGTCATCGTGGATGGCCAGTTTGACCGGATCCTCAGCGAGGGCTGGGCCGACCACGTAGAAGACATCCTTCCGCTCGAAGTAGCCTCGCTCTTCTTCTTCGACGGCGAAAAGATCGAGTCTCTCGCGGACCCTGAGCGGGCAGCCAGCGTCATCGAGTCCGCGGTCCACTCGCTCCTCGGAGTGAGCACGGTGGAGCAGCTCCGTACTGATCTTGTCGCGCTAGTACGACGACAGAGGCTGTCCAGCGAGGACCAGGCCGTACTCGACCAGATCCGCGCCCAGGAAGCCGAGCACGAAGCGGCAAGGCAGGAAATCGCGGACCGGACGCAAACCTTGGGCAGTGTCCGGGCCCGGTGTGATCGGCTGCAGGTGCAACTCGACAAGGTAGAGAAGGCATTCGAGCGGGCCGGTGGAAAGCTGTTTGAACGTCAGAAGGAACTCGAGAGCAATCAGAAAGCAATCGCTGAGCGCCTGGCGGCCCAGCGTGCTTCCCTGCGCTCTCTTGCTGCAGGACCGTTGCCTCTTCTGATGCTCCCGCAGCAGTTGGCCAGGCTCCGTGAACAGGCCGGTCGGGAGAAGGAGGCTGACGACGCCACGCGAGTCGTAGGCGTCCTGGAGGACCGTGATGCGTGGCTTCTCGACCATCTTCCTGCGTCGGTGACGGCTGCTGCGCGCACAGCTTTGAAGAAGAAGCTGGCAACGGATCGTGAGAAGCGCGAGAGCGCAGCGGAACTCAAGCAGAGCCTCGACCTTCCGAGCGACGCACTTGAGCAGCTCTCGGCTCTCGATGAAGCACTCACTCGGGATGCATCCCGAGCTCGCGAGCTCCTCAAGGAGTCTGCGGAGACGACCGACCGTCTCGATGACGCCGATCGTCTCCTGGCTGGTGTCCCGGATAAGAAGCTGATCAAGGATCTTGTTGAGGAGCGCAACGAGGCGATTGACGCGCTCGCCGTTGCGAAGGACGAATTCAGGCGTGGCGAAGAGCAGTTGGAGGAGCTCAAGAGCCGACGCACCCGAATCGGCGCCGATCTGGAGCGAGCGCAGCAGAAGCGGGTCAAGACGCTCATTGAGATTGAGGAGCTCGAGCGAATCGTCACGTTTGCTGGGAAGGCGCGAGACACGCTCGAAAAGTTCGGCGAGGCTCTGCTGCAGCGCCACATCAGTCGTCTCGAAGTCGCTGTCCTCCAAAGTTTCAAGGCCTTGATGCGTAAGAGCGGCCTCATCCACGATCTGCGGATCGACACCGTCAAGTCCAACCTCACCCTTGCGGACGCTGAGGGGGAACCCATCGATCCTGGGCGGCTCAGCGCGGGCGAACGGCAGCTGCTTGCCATCTCGCTGCTTTGGGGCCTGGCCAAGGTTGCTGGGAACAAGCTGCCCAGTGTGATCGACACGCCTCTGGGACGCCTCGACAGCCGACACCGTCAGCATCTGGTCGACCGATACTTCCCGAACGCTGGTCGGCAGGTACTCCTGCTGTCCACGGATGAGGAGATCGACGAGAACCTTCTCAGCCGTCTGAAGCCGTCCCTCGCGCACACCTACACCCTTGTTCACGACGACACGTCGTTCACCACCACCGTCGAGGCCGGGTACTGGTGGACCGCAGGAGCTCCGCATGTCGCTTGAGACAGTTCGCCTCTCGCAGACGGCGAAGGATCAACTCATCTGGTTGAAGCGCAACACCGGTTTGACCCAGTGGAATGAGCTGTGCAGGTGGGCCCTGGCGCTGTCGCTCCGAGACTCGTCCACGCCCCTGGTGAAGGAGGTCGTGACCGACTCCAACGTCGAGATGTCCTGGAAGACGTTCACCAGTCCGTACGGAGACATCTACCTCGCCTTGCTCAAGCAACGGTGCCTCATGGACGGTGAGGAGCTCTCAGACGAGGCCATTGCGCGGACGCTGACGGTGCATCTGCACCGCGGTATCGGCTACTTGCACGGTCGCCCCGACCTTCGGTCCGTCGAACAGCTCGTCTCCACCGCCACGGGATAGCACCTGATGGATGGTTGATGGTTGGCCCGCCCCACCTACAGGTGGGGCGGGCTTCTGCATACTGGCCTGGGAGTGGCCACCGCTGAGCGTGGTTGGCAGATTTTCCCAGCAACGCCTGCAACAACAGGCGCTGTTGGCCGACCTATCTAAGTGAGGGGCAGCCAGGCACCTGACAGATTCGGCGGTTTCATCAACGCCTGTCAGTGGCGTCTAGTACTCTCGCAGGACAACTAAATGAGCAACGCTTCAACACACGGACGCGAGCCACCGTATGGGGTTCGCCACCAGACACTCTGGAGCGATCATGATTAGCCACCCCGTCGAGGGGGCTATTGTCGCGCTGCAACAGAGCGCGCTCACCACCTTCGACACCTATCAACTCGACAGGATCGACCGAGCCCTCGACGAGCTTCTGCGCAACCCCACTGATGAGTCGACGCCGGCGGAGTACCGCGTCCGATCAGCCATGGGACACGCATACGAGGTAATCGAGCGCCGCAAAAGCATCATTCCTCTCGTCTCCCTCTGCGCAGAGCACGCCGAGCAGGGCGTGAGCGACCGGGACTATCCGCTGGTCGAGATCAACGAATGGCTGTGCAGCGAGCCCGGAATCTCCCTGGAGCAGCGAGCCCTGCTCCAGGCGCTTGCACGTGGCGAGGATGCCACGACCCTCGCGCAGCGTGAGGGCCTACCTGTAGCCCGGGTACGAGAACGAATCAGCCGCGCCCGGAGAGCAGCCCGCCAGCTCTGGAAGACGTCGGTGCTGGCTGCATGAATCCGAGACTCATCGGTCTGCGCCCATGGCTTGTGCGCGCACTCATTCCTCCGCAGCACATCGGAACGTATGTGCTCTACACGGCGGATGGCGTCCCGAGCTACATAGGCCGCAGCGACACGGACCTCAGGCGACGACTCCTCCGGCACTGTACAAACCGGCGCGGCGCGTACTTCACCTACGACGTCCACCACAGCCCTCTCAATGCCTTCGAGGTGGAATGCGCCCTGTTCCACACGCTGGCACCCGAGATCACCAATCGCATACACCCGGACCGCCCCGCCCACCAAAAGGCATGCTGTGTGTACTGCCGATCTACACAGCGCACCGTGCGGAGCCATCGTCTTGCACCCCAGGCACGACAGATCAATCCATCAACACGTACAAGTGAGGGCCTCCGATGACATCACCCCTGTTCTTGGCACCAGATGACCAGCGTGGCAACATCATCCAAGTCGACCGCGCCCTGGAATCCATGCGCGATGCTGGCTTTGACCTCACAGCCGCTATCGGCGAGCCCCTGGACAACTCAATCCAGGCGGAAGCCACTCTGATGCGAGTCCTCCCGGTGTACGGCGCTCGCAAGAAGAGCATCGAGAAGTTCATCATCTCCGACAACGGCGTCGGCATTGATCCAGCGATCATGCACAACGTGCTGTCCATCGGCTACAGCGCCCGCTACAACGAACGTGATGGCCTTGGACGCTTCGGCATGGGGCTGAAGCTCGCCGGCCTCAGCTTGGGCGAGCGCATCGACATCTACAGCAAGCGCGCCAACAGCCCCACGATCCACCACAGCTACGTCGACCTTGAAGAAGTCCGCGAGGGCAAGCAGCAGTACATCAGCACTGACGAGGTGCAGAGCTGGCCCGAAGAGGCAGCCAAGCAGATGGTCGGCAGGGACAACCGCCCACTCGCATCCGGCACGGTTGTGATCTTCAGCAAGATCGACCGACTCTCCACCGGCGGCACGTACGGAACGTCCCTGGAAGAGAAGATCGCTGACCTTCGCAAGTTCATCGCACGCGCGTTCCGGACCTACATCGACACGGGGCGCACCATCGAACTCGAAGGCAAGGAAGTCACACTCCACGACCCCCTCTTCCTGCGAGACAACCCCCGCATCATCAGCAAGTACAAGTCACAGAAACTTGACCCTCGAGGCACGATCATCGAGGACGAAGACATCGAGATCGACGGCCACAAGGTTCACGTAACAGTCGCCCTGGTGCCCGTGGAATTCCGCCCCTGGGCCGGGGCCGGCGGTGCGGTAGACCACCGGGGCGACGACATCCGGGACTTCCAGATCAACGCCGAGAACGCAGGCAAGATCAGCATCCTGCGAAACGGTCGCGAGATCTTCTACGACAGCATCCCGCGGCTCCTTGAAGCGACACGGAACGATAAAGCCATCCGCTATGTCGCTATTGAGGTGACGTTCCCTGCGGAGCTGGACGAGTACTTCCAGGTTCGCAACGTCAAGCGCGGAGCCGAGCCGGTGACGAAGCTTCGGAACCAGCTGAAGGACTGGCTTCGGCGGCCCGTGCGCGTAGCCCGCAAGCAGATCCACGAGCACTGGACTGACGTAGACACACGCAAGCGGCTCGAGAGCGGCCCTCACGACGCAAGCATGGCTACTGCGGCGAGGGCGAATCCCAGCCTTCCTCATGGGCTTGCCGGCCGCGCAGTCACTGCGGAGCAGGAGGAGCAGATCGTCCTGGATGCCGCAGAGGACATGGGGCTTGACCCTGAGGTCGATGTTGCGAAGGTCGATGCGCTCCGCGAACAGATCCGGACGAAGCCCATCACTCTCTTCGACGCCAGTTGGCCCGGCAAAGAGTTCATCGTAGTCCAACACCTCAACGGCAAGGCGCTAGTCAAGTTCAACCTTCGGCACACGTTCTTCAAAGAGGTCTACGTCCCCCTGAAGAAGCTCGCTGACCAAGGTACAGACGGGATGACCCCAGAGGACATGCTCGATCTCGCCCGCCGGGCCGAGGCAGCAATTGACCTGCTCTTCATGGGCTATGCACGTGCGGAATCCATGTCCCAGAACCCCGAAGAGGACTACAGCCAACTGCGTACCCACTGGGGGATGTTCACCGAGGCGATGCTCAAGGAAGAACTTAAGGACCAGTGACTCTGTGGTGACGGACGGCTGGAGCCGTCCGTCACCACCCCAGCAGCGTCCGCAGTGGCGCGATCTGTGGGCGAGATCGTTTCGTTTCCTGCATCAGGCCCCGCGGCCGCACTGTGACCTGCAGGATGTCGTGAGAAGACTCAGCAAGCAACGCATCGTGAGCCGGGGCAACGGGCGCTGGCGTCGTAACCGAAGCAGCGTGGGAAGGCAGTGAAGGATGTTTGGCTCGGGCAATGGACTGACGTTCCGCGACTACGTGCAGGGCACGTGGGGGAGCTTCGATACTCCGGCGGGGAGGGTCGACTACATCATGACGAAGGCTCGACTTGGTGGTGATGCCAACACGCCCGAGCGGCAACTCACCAAGAACCTGGCTCCCGTCCGCGAGGTCATGGATGCAGGCGACCTCGACTTCAACCAGCTCCTCCAACGCGACCTCGACGACCACCGCGTAGCCGTCAACCTGATCCCATATCTGCTCAAACCCCAGACCACAGGTCCAGCGTTCTTCCCGCCGATCGTGGCTGTAGTGCTCCCCTTCCACAACAAGCGCCCCACGGCGTTTCCCAAGCTGGGGGAGGTGACGTCCATAAGCGCCGATGAAGCCAACTGGCAGGAGCAGCGTGCGGGAACTGCGTTCCAGGTCCACCGTCTCCTCGGCTCTGACGGACAGCCGCACGGGGCCAATGTGGGCAAGCTGTGGTGGAACCGTGCCGAGTCAAGCCTGGTTGTTCTTGATGGCCAGCACCGTGCGATGGCACTTCTTGCCATCGAGCGGACTCTGACCAACTCATGGCAAGACACCTCCGCGGTCAAGTACCGCTCCTTTTACGAACATCAGGTACGGCGTGTTCTTGAGCAGCACGGGGCCGGCGAACCTGACCTGTCGAAAGTCGAAGTACCGGTCACGGTGTGCTGGTTCCCGGACCAGACCGGGGACGGATCCCGGCCCCACGAAGCCGCCCGGAAGCTGTTCGTCGATGTGAACAAGGAGGCACGCCCGCCGAGCGAGTCCCGCATCATCCTGCTGTCGGACGCTGAACTCTCCAACGTCCTCACGCGAAGCATGCTCAGTGAGCTGCGAAGCCGGAACGATGCCTCCTACGTTCCGCTGTACGCGGTGGAGTACGACAACCCGGAGGTCAACAGCCACCGCCCGGCACGGTGGTCGGTGCTCACGAACATCAACCTGCTCAAGATGGCTGTGAACCGCTGCATTTTCGGACCGTCGAAGTACCTCACCAACGTCGCCCAGGGGATCTCCGGCAAGGAGAGCGAGCATCAGCGTGATGACTTCATGCGCGGTCAGCTCGAGGTAGACACCCTTCTGGAGAAATACTTCGAGGACGGGGGCATCCCATTTGATCGGGACTCTCTCGGAGACAAGCAGTTCCCTCTCGGCAAGATGGAGACGATCAGCGCCAGGTTCCAGGAGACATGGGGCCGGGCGATCCTGACACTGCTGTCGAGGACCGCTCCGTACGCGGCACACGCCAGTGCGCTGACCAAGCTCAAGGACGACTGGCACGTCGCCGACACGTTCGCGGCTCTGGCCCACGACGCTCTCTTCGGTGGGGTGGGTGTGTTCTGGACCCTGCGTGACAGCTACGACCACTACATGGAACACAGGGACAACGCAGATCGCCGGCTGCCCAAGTCGGATGTGATCCGCGCCTGGGAGGCGCTCAAAGGCAAAGAGGAGGACTTCGACCAGTACCGTGCGCAGGAGTACCTGCGATCGACCCGTCCCGAGCGCGTCAAGCGTTGCAAGGATGCCTACAGCGTCCTCAACACCCACGCCTGCCAGCTCGGCCTCGCCATGACCATGGGCTCGCTCTGGGAAGTGCGAAAGACGCAGCCCGGCGGCGTCGAACTCAAAGACCTCCCGGCCTTCGCGGAAGCTCTTGTCGATGCATGGAACGCCTTCTTCCAGATCGAGCACGGCCGAACTCGTGACCGAAAGGTCGCCTTCAACAAGACTGGCATCACAAACCCGATCAACCAGATCGGGAACATGGAGTCTGCCCAAGCCGTCTACTTCCGCTACTTCTGGATGCAGGCACTGGCGGTCCCCACCGCATGGCCCCATGTGGCCCAGTGGTTGCCGGACCGCGAAGAGTTCGACATCAAGCTCGGCGAAGCCCGGCGGATGTACCTGGACCTGTGCATCAAGCAGCAACTCAAGGCCCTCAAGACGAACCAGCCCACCGCGCAGGAGACCGAACTCCGGCCTGTCGCCGAGAAGCAAGCGAATGCCGCCCTCAAGAAGGCACTCAAGGACTGGTTCGAGGTGTCGGACGACGACTTCGACGCCTGGCTGAGCGAGCCGATCCGCCGCAGTAAGCAGGGGGAGCTCGACCTGGATGACGCGGGCCGAGAAGCGGAATAGCCGGAGGACAGCCGAGAGCCAGGCCCAAGCTGCACGTTGGCGAGGTTCGGCCATGCTCTGCGTGCAGCTGCGGCCAAGTCCGTAGGTCCGTACACCGGCGGACCTGACATACAACCTCACGGTGACGTCCGAGTCTCGTGAGGTGAAAATCATCCTTTGGCGTCGAGTACGCGGTCCTCCGCGTCTGTGCACTCGGCCAGCCATCTCAGTTCCGGGGAGAGACAGAATGGCCGAGCCGGCACAGTTCAGCGAAACACTTGCCGATCGCGTTGAACATGTGTTGAGGAAACGCCAGTTGGGTCCGCTCTCGGTGAAGGAGCTCATCACGGCGCTCGGCCCGGAGAGAGACACCTCCGCCACGACCCTGGCGGCTGAGCATCAGTTGGTGCAGGCTCTCCGAGAAGACGAGCTTAGGCGCGCAGCGCGCGGCAAGCGCCCTCGTTTCGGCATCACTGACGGGGAATCGGTGCGCCTTCGCCCACCGGGCAACCCGGCAGAAGCCGCGGTAGAGGAGTGGAACGAGAGGGTCAAGCTGGATCTCCTTGAGCAGCTCAGGGAGTGCGACCCGATTGTGTTCGAGCACATCGTGGCGCAGCTCCTCATCGCGATTGGCTATGAAGAGGTCCGTGTCACCAAGCGATCGAACGACGGGGGCGTCGACGTACACGCCATCTTGTCTGCCCGCGGCGTGACGCGTGTCCCTACTGCGTTGCAGGTGAAGCGGTGGCGGAAGCCTGTGGGGCGGCCGGAAGTGCAACAACTGCGTGGCTCCCTCAAATCCACTCAGCAGGGCGTCATAGTCACGACAAGCGGCTTTTCGAGACCTGCGCTTGAAGATGCAGCCCGCCAGGACGGTAGCCCAGTCCATCTCATTGATGGACAAATGCTCGCAGACTTGATGGTCGAACACGGTCTTGGGGTCCAGACTGCTCGAGTTGCGTTCTTCTCCCTAGACGAGCAACGCCTGACTGGTGGTTCACCTGCGGCTACGGCTACTGCCACGACTGAAGGTGACCAGGTCTCGTCTGGAGTTCGGCAAGGGAGCCAGATGTACTTCTTGGCCCAGCTGCCAGGGGGCCGAAACGCCGACTACCTGTCCACGCTGGCGATCATGGCTCAGCTAGCGGAAGAGCAGCCGACGCTAGACGAATACATTGAAGCGTTCCAACAGCACTTCCCAGGCATCTCAAGGGCGGACGAAGCGCGACGCCGGATGCGGGTCCTCCTCTCCCTGGGCCTGGCCGAGGTCGAGAGCAGTCACGTCACACTCACCTTCCTCGGACGCCGCTTCGTCGACGACAGAGATCCGCGACTGCTGCGTGAAGCCTTCTTGGCCCGGATCGCAGGGGCGGCCGAGGTGCGGGCGCTCGTCGTAGACCTTGCCGACGACCGCGCGAGAAGGCAGCGAGTCCTTGATGATCCGCCTGCGGGGCTCAGCTCAACCCAAGCCACACTGGTGCTCAGGTGGCTCACGCAGCTTGGTCTGTGAAGCCATCCGGCGGGTGCCGGGTGGATGTGTCAAGCGCGACGGATACCGCAGCGACAGGGGCGCATTAGCGGCCATATGGATGGTTCGAAGTAAAAACGAACAGGCATGAAACTGCTAGCATCGGGACCTGTTTAGATCATGGTCCGAGCATGGGTTGGGGGAACAGGTGAACGAGATAACGCACACCTATCAGGCGTTTCGTACACTACAGACCGCTGAGAGTAAGCCGTTGGTGCTGTTCGCCGCCCCAGCTTTGGATATCGAAGAATGGGTGGGAGTTCCACAGCGGCGGAGGCTCGGCGATGAAGAGACTTCAGGATTCCAGCGCGAGGAAGATCCGCGTCGGATTCGTGAACTGACCAGGTTCTTCGGTGATAGGCATAACGTTACGCAAAATCCGCTCCTTGCTGCCCTCCAAGACCCAGAGAAGATTGTGTTCGAGGCGCTCGAACCGGACTCTCCGTTTGGCGAATTGAAAATCACCTACGAGGACTACTCGAAGGTATCCATGCTCAAGCTCCTAAAGCGGCTTGTTGTCCGCCTCGAAGAGCGCGTTGACTCGCTTAACGATAGCGTTGTAGATCAGGCTCGGGTGACCCGACTCCTCGAACTGGAGAGTCAGCGCGTTGATTCGGAGAATGCTGATGAGAGTGAAGATCTAAACGGAGATGCAGCAAGCGAATATAATGGTGGCGATGAGGGCGACGCCGCCACAGTATTGCTTGCGGAAGAGACTCGGATTGTAGAATTCTATACCGAGCTCAAGGGAAGAATTAAGGTATTGGAGCATCTGGGCATCGAAGATATCGATGCTGTGCAGGGATTCACGAAGAGCGCCCTGCTGGGATACCTGAAGCCAGTGGTGCTTGTCGACGGGCAACACAGGCTGCGAGGGGCCGTCCTGTCGGCACGTTCCTTGGCGAAAACTTCCCAGGGAAAGAGTAATATTCTCGACGCAGTCGAGGGTGGCTTGGATCCAGCCGAGGCGGAGCGGAAGGTAATTCGCGACTTGTCGCGGAAGCTGCCGGTTTCACTTCTCATGGATGAGAGTCCGAGCGAGCATGTGTTTCAATTTGTTGTTGTAAATCAGAAGGCGATTCCCATGGGGAAGGCGCTACTCGGAACCATTGTTTCGACCAGTCTCAGTCGTGATGAGCTTCAACAGGTAGCCAAGCGTCTTCAAGGTGCGGGCATCGAGCTCGAGGACTCTCAAGCTGTCGCCTACCTCACGCGAGCTGAAGAGAGTCCGTTCCGGAACTTGGTTCAGACTGGCATGGGCGGCGATCGTCCCGACCTGCTCAAGTGGAGTGTCCTCCAGGGGCTTGTGTCGATTTTCCGTAAGTTGCAGGGAGGCCGGCCTTACCACGCAAAGGTCGACTACGCGAAGGCGTGGAGAGATTCCTACTTCCCTGAATGCGGCCTGGTGTCTGGGGACTCGGAATCGGAACGACTTGAAGACTGGTCGCGTCCTGACGGCCCATGGCGTGAAGTGTTCATTCGGTTCTATTCCAAGATCCGCGACTACTTCGGCGATCCTGGCGACGTTGATACGCTCAACGGATGGGGTAGTACGTCCGAGAGCAATTTGTTCAACAAGATTTCCCTGACCATTCTGGCATGCGACTACTTCGACTTCATCTACACCAAGGGTGAACCGCTCGCGAGTTTTGAAGACTTTGAAGCGTCGCTCGACAAGTGGTTGATGGGTGGGCGGGTGAACGCATCGTACTTCAACAGGGATTGGAAACTGGAAGGAGCAAAGAAGGATCAGCTGGTAGTGAAGCATCTATGGTCGCAGAACTGGCATGAATATCGAAAAGTCCCGTCGAGCGCCATGCCCAAGAAGTTTAAGCCCTAACGCGATATGGACACTCGCGGGATTAAAAACTTCTACAGCGTGCTCGCTGAGGCGCTGCCGGATCGGTGGTCAGAAGATGGGGTCCGGAAAGTTTCCCACCTAAGCACTCCGGAGGGTTTGCTGGGTAAGAATGAGTGGATTCTCCGAGCCGACTACTCAATGACTGTGGGGCGCTGGTTCATTGAAGGAATCGTCGATCTCGGAAGGTATGCGCGTAATAGTGACAATATAGGGCACCTTCTTAAAGAGATTTCCACGTGCCTGCGCGAGCTCGACCCTAGTGCGCCGCTGGATGAAATTATGGCGACCTCGCGCCAGCTTGCAATGTTTGCGTGGCGAGAAGTCGAAGCTAGGCGGACGGCAGGTAGGCCCAGCATTGATCGTGCGCTTAAGAATGCTGTCTGGTTCAGAGATGAGCCTATGCAGCGTTGTTATCTGTGTGGCTACCGGTTCTCGGCGCACGCGAAGGACCGCTTTCTTGGTCGATCCAATGCTCCTTTTAAGCCTCACAGCCTGGTCGACTTCACTCGTCCGAGAGGGGTGAAGCCGAGGCACTTGGGTGTGGAACTCGATCACGTAATCCCTGTCGCTGAAGGCGGCGCAACAGATGTCCATAATCTCAAACTGGCCTGCGGCTGGTGCAACATTGTCAAGAGCAGCCTGTGGAGTGTGTACGACGCCAAGGCTTGGTCGGCGGGCGTCATAGATCACCCGTCTCTCGGTCTTACTTCAGTACCCCAACCACTCTGGATGCTGCGCATAGTCGCAACGCGCGCGCGGTGCGAGGCACCCGAGGGATGTAGCGCACGTCTGACCACCAACGAATTGTTCGTTGCTCCTCGCAATCTCAAAGGAGCGTTGACACCTACGAATCTCATGGTCGTCTGTCGGCAGCACGACCCCTGGGCAGGGCACCGACTCATCAGCCCAACACTGCTGTCGAGTAGGTAAAGGCGTTGCCCTGCGGGGCTATCGCCGCCCATGCAGGCGACCGTCGGCATAGGACTCTGTCGTGGTGGTGGCGCCCGGAGCGGCGAGCTGCGTCAGGGCATGTACAGCCGCGTCCATACGGTCCGGTGAGTCCATGCCGGCGACCCACGTCACCATCTGCTGCTCCAACGGTGGCCACTCGCCTACGTGGTGGACGCGTCCCTGCTCGTAGAGCTGGGCTATCGGCTCAGCCCTCAAGCGTTTTCCGTGCTTGGCTGTGACGGGCAAGACGGCGGGCATGAGCATGTTCTCGGTGCGTTGCTCCCGCTCCAGTTCCTGCCACGCCTGGTGCAGGACTTGACGGCTCATGTCCCCGCCGTAGTTCGACTCGACGACGATCGCGTCAGCCCGCAGCTCGATGGCGAGCAAACACGTCTCCCGGCCCCAGGAGTCGGCGCCGCGATTACCAGAGCGGTCGTCCAGGACGTACAAGTGCCCCTCTCGGTCACTGGCTGCGGCCACGATGCCGGTCTCGTCGCCGACGGCAGACTCCCCACCCGCGGGGTCGACGGCCACGACGACCCGCGCGAGGTCGACGCCGCGGAACTGGGCTGCACTGATGCGGTTGTTGGTGATCCACGGCCACTGCCACACGCCACCGTCCTGCGGGCGGGGCTGCTGCATGTAGAGGCTCCACCAGACACGCTCGCCCACGGAGCGGCGGATCTCGGCGAGCGCGTCCGTGTCGTACCGCTCCGGCCACAGGGCGGTGCCGACAGGACGGCCCAGAGCGTCATCCTCGGAGAGGGCGAGGGCGGGGAGGTCGATGACCGTCCAGCGGTCGCCTTCGTCTGCCAGGACTCGGCCAGCGAGGTCATCCTCATCCCAGCGGGTCTGGATGAGGATGACGGAGCCGCCGGGCTCGATGCGGGTCAGCAGGACCGCCTGCCACCACTCCCACAGCCGCTTGCGCATGGTCGGCGAGGAGGCCTCTGCGGCGTCCTTGATTGGGTCGTCCACCACGGCCAGGTGCGCGCCCTTGCCGGTGAGGCCGCCGCCGACACCGGCCATGACGGCGCCGCCCTCAGTGCCGGCCAGGTCGAAACGGTTCGCGGCGGACGAGCCGGTGCGCAGGTTGATGCCGATCTGGGGGCCGTAGTTGAGGATCGCGTCCCTGATCCACCGGCCGTGGTCATCGGCGAGGTCGGAGGAGTAGGAGGCGATCATTACCCGGTGCTCTGGGCGACGCCGGAGGTACCAGAGCGGCGCCCAGCGGGCAGCACGGCGGCTCTTGCCGTGCCGGGGCGGCATGGTCAGCAGCAGCTTCGTCGGCTTCCCGGCAGCGACCTGCTCGAATGCCGCATCGATCTTCGCCAGGTGCGGGGCCTGCATCTCCCGCCCGTCAGTGAGGACGGACGCCATCGCGCCGGGCGAACGGTCCATCGCCAGCTCGCGCTCGATGCGTACAAGTCGCCCGCGGAGTTCGGGGGTGGAGGCTGCGGCTATCTCACGGCGGCGTTGCGGGGGAAGCGACCGGTACAGCTGGAGAACCGCGGCCTCGTCAGCCCTGGCCACCCTCGCCCGCATCGCCTCCGGCGAGGCTGATCAGCCGCTCCAGCTCATCCAGGCCTGCGGTCTCGACCTGTACCGCCCCACCGTCTGGACCGGACAGCTCTGTACGGACGGGCCGGTCCAGGCCGAGGAGGCGGCTGCTGCGCTCGATGATCCGCACCGCCCGGTCGACGGCCTGGTAGTCGCCGTTGCGGATCGCGGCCCGGTAGACGGTGAAGAAGAGGCGTTCGAGGCGCTCCACCATGAGCTGGCGCAGCTCGTCGGTGTTCTCGTCCAGCACGGTGGTGCGCTCGACGAGGGCCTTGGAGACGTCTTTACAGGCCAGCTCGATGAGGCGCTTGTCGGTCGGTGGTTCCAGACCGCGCTTGTACTTGTCGATGCCGTACCCCTGCGGGTACGCGACACCATCAGAGTTGATGGCTGGGTCGGCCGCGAGCTTGCGGCCGATCGTCAGCCAGTCGACGCCGGCGAGCTTGAGGTCGATCGCGTCAGCGCGGCGCTGGGTGATGGCGGCCCGTGTAGCGCGGTTGGGGCGGCCCATGACACAACTCCCTGGGCCCCGCGCCTACCGTCCATGATCCCTTACTGGAGCGCAGCAGCCTCGTTTCGCGCATTCGACCGAGCCGAGGTAGGGGAGTGCCAAGTAGAAGTTGGTTGCTGCCCCCGCTGCGATCGCGCGAGACTCCTCCTCGATTGCCCACCCGAAGTCACAAAGCCTGTTGAGAGATGGGCGGTTGACTTACCGCATGCTGGATGAGGGGGATGGTGTGACTGTTTGGGAACGTCTTCGACAGGATCTTGCGGCCAGGCGAAATCTCGATGTCTACGCCACCGTCGTCGTGGCTCTCGGGACCAGCATTCTGGCCGCCTTTGATATAGCGCCCACCAGCAAGATCATGAGTGCCATCCTGGCAGTGCTTGCAGTGCTCGCGTTCAGCACACTCGCGACACGGTCCGCTGTGGACGAGATGGCCCGGGGTGGTCGCGATGCGGGGGTGAGATTCCGGACGGACTTCCCAGGAGATCTCGAAACCCGCCGTGAGACGTCCTCCGACGTGTACATCATCGGCGTCAGCCTGAGCAGGGCCTTGGAGACCTCGTACCAGGAGTTCGAGCAGAACCTGCAGCGGGGCGCGAAGCTCCGCATCCTCCTCACCGACCCCGAGGCCGACGATGCGGCGGTGAGCACGCAGAACAAGCCCACGCGCCCACGCCCTGACGAGATCCGCGGAGAAATCCGACAGTCCCTGCGCCTGCTGGCCAGACTCCAAGCGGACACCAGCGGGCGACTGGAGGTACGGACCACGACCTCAGCTCTCAAGTTCGGCATGAACTTCGTTGACGCCTCGAAGCCCAACGCGCTGCTGTGCATCCAGCTGTACGCATTCCGGCAGTCAGGCGAATCACGCCCGATCTTTGCTTTGACGCTGGCAGACGGCGCGTGGTTCGAGTGCTACCGCCAACAGGCTGAGCACCTCTGGGCGGAAAGTTCCGTCGTGGATCTCACGGCGGCACCGGTGTAGGGGCGGTTAACAGGAGGATTCCCGATGGTGCAGTGAGATCGCGTAGAAGTCCACCCGCCCGGCCGGCTTGCCGTGCCTGGATAAGAGGGCTGTCTGAGGCAGGGGCCGAGGCGTCGGCGCGGGTGGTCGGACCGCTGCGGGGCCGCCGGTCTTTCTGGTGGCCCCGCATTCGATTAGTGGGTCATGCGAGCGTCAGCTGCTCTGGTCCATTCTCGTCGGCGTCGTCCGCTGGCGGAGTTGGTGAGTCTGGGACATCGCGGTTTAGCCGCAGCCACCATCCGAACTGCCAGTTCCGGCAGGTGCGATGGAGCTTCGACCGCCGCATCGGTGCATCGAGGGGAACCGTGTGCTCACCCCAGCCGAGAATGGGGCGGGCATTGGTCAGATGCACGCCCAGGCCGCGCACGAGGGCATCACCCTGCCAGGTCTGGCCCGGCGCGTACTCGAACGCAAGGTGAGCGTTGCGGGACCAGTCCCAGGGGATCGGCAGTGCGCACAGGTACCAGGCGACTGGCGGATTCGCCGCGGGCAGGTGCAGGGTCTGCCGGGGCTGATGGGTGTTGATGTGTGGCCGGTCGCAGTCGCCGAACGTCTTCAAGCAGTGCTGGGTCAGGTCAAGTTCACGGATGCCGGCCAGCCACATGATGCGGTACCTGTCACGGGCTTCAATGTCTACGCGGACCCTGTCTGAGTCCGCCCCCGAATTCATTGTTCTACCCCTCCAGAGTGGAATTCCTATCCTTGATCAATTTTACCAGAATTGACGAAATGCCCTCGTGCTTGCCGTGCTTAAATTCGTTAGGGTATGGCATATTGAATTCCTCCGACAATGCCCTTTCGTATTCCTCGATCGGCAGGACTCGGGGGCGCTTGCAGACGGCCTTGACCGTGGCTCTGGTGGTGTCGCTGATCGCCACCTCCTCGAAGTAGCGGGACAGCAGACCAAGGAGAGACTCCGGCGTGTGGTAGCGGATGCGCTGCCACTTGCCGCGCACGAACCGCATGTCTACGTTCTCGCTGTCGAGGAACGAGAGGCGGGTGGAGTCGCGGCTGATGGAATGCTCGGAGTTCTCGTACGCCAGCTCCCGCTCCAGGTTCCGTGTGCCGATGCATACCTGCCCGTCGGCGGCGCACAGAGCGTTCACGGTGACGAGGACCCAGTGCTGGTAGTCGAGGCTGGTGGTGGCGTTGATGACGGAGTCGAGGACCACCACCTCGTACAGCCCGTTCTCCTTCAGCTCGCGCTCGATGCCGCGGATCTGGCCGACGATGGTGCGGATGTCGACGGCGTACTTGCCCTTCAGGGTCCGGTACGGCTCGTAGTCCTGGATCTTGTAGCCCTTGGCGCGCAGGTGGCGGGCGTAGTCTCCGTGTCCGGCTCCGAAGTCCACCACCCGGTGCGAGGTGGTCAGCCATGGCAAGACCAGACGCTCCCACACTTCAGACTTGTAGCGGACCTTGTCGGCCTTCGCCTTCGAGGAGTGCTCCCTAAGCCTGTTGGGCTGGACAATGTGCTGGTTCCACACCGGGGCCTGCTCCTCAAGGCCGGTCCAGTCGTAGACGCCGTACTCGCCGGTGAGGTCCTCGACGAGTTGGCCGGCGTCGAAGGAGGCGCAGGTCCAGGCAAGGATGTCGAAGCGTTGGGCCTTGGCGACGGCCGCGTACTCGGCGTTCAGGACAATGCGGCCCTGGTCATCGATGACGACGGAGCCCCACGGGCCATGGGCGGCGGTCATGAACCCGATCGCCTGTTGGAAGGGGAGGTTCTTCGACTCCTCCACCTCGATGGTCTGCCAGGGGATCCAGCACCACTGGCCGATCGGCCCGGGCTCCGCGTACACCACGGACGATTCGGTCTCGACGCGGTTGTGCAGGAGGTTGAACTTGATCTCGTCCTGAAGCCGGACCTTCTGCGGCAGGATCATCGCTGCCGTTGTCGTCTGCCCGATTGCTTTAAGACCCTTGGTCCTCTGGTGGCCTGCGACCAGCGTGCCGTCCGCGTTGAGGATCACGGGCTTCACGACGCCGTGCCGGCGCAGCGACCCTTGCAGGCGGACGAACGACTCGGGAGACAGACGCCGAGGGTTGTAGTCCGCGGGCCGTAGCTTCTCCAGCGGGTAGGCGGGGTCGAACCGTACGTCGAGAGAGGTCACGCGACGGCACCCTCTTCGGCGCGGTGTTCCTCGTTGAGGACGTGCCAGCCGAAACCCAGATCGGAGTCGTGCCCGTCGACGAACTGCCTGTACAGCGAGTCCAGCAATTCGACCTCGGCTTGCGTGATGCGTACGCGTGTCGAGGACCACTGCATGTATCCCCACTGCAGATAGTCGACCGTCGCCGCCGCCCCGGTGTCTGCACCATCGGTCGGCAGCTCGATCGGCGCCGGAAGCGCCGTCTCATCCAGCAGCTCGTCCAGCTGCTCCTGGTCGTAACCCGTGCCCTGCAGGTTCGGGAGTCCGGTGAGGATGTCCGCCAAGAGCGCGGTGTCATACCCAGCCAGGTCCGATGTGCGGTTGTCGACGATGACGATCTTCGCTGCTGCGTCGTCATCGACATCGAGGAAGGTAACCGCGATGTCGGTCCACCCGAGTCGCTTGGCTGCCTTGAACGTGTGATTGCCTGCGAGGATCTCGTTCGGGCGGCCCGTCAGAGAACCGCGGTTGACGACGATCGGCCGGTACTGGCCGTTGACGGACAGCGACTCCGCGATGGAATCGAGATCACCGTTCCGTGGATTGCGGTGGTACGGGGAGAGTTCGGCAACGGGGACGGCGAGGTCCGCGAGCGAGGCAGGTATGCGAGGTGCGGCAGTGGACACGGGGCTCCAGCCCCGCGCCCATGATCGAGCCTAGGTGATCAGACGAGTGCGTCTGGGCCATGTCCTGTCGCGCTTCACGAGGAGTACGTCCGCTCGAACGCGTCGGAGCCATCCTGTGGCTCAGGCCTGTCCGTGCAGCCAGTGACGGCCCGATCAACCGCCCCGCCTCCCTCATCTGGGTGACCATCGGCCTGGTTCCACTGTCGCGATCTGGGCGGGGTCTACTGTGCCGAGAGGGCAGCGGTGCCTGCCCGAGCCGTGCTGCCCGCCCACGCCGTGCCAGCAACTGCGGCCAAGGTTCCGAGTGAATCGCGCCTCGTTCCCCAGCCTGTTGAGCCATCCGACGGGCCCTGCGCGTGGGGCCTGGCCCGGAGGACTTCAACATGACCGTCGCTCGTGATCGCAAGCAAGGCACCCGCCGGCTGGCCCAACTTCATGGCACGTCGTACTCGGTCGCCCGCAGGATCGGCTCCAACGGCAACCACAGTGCAGCTGCTCTCCGCAGCGCAGCAGCGCCCGTGCTGGCCTTCGCGGAGAAGGGGCGGGAGTACCACCAGGACACGGGGGACTTCATCCGGAACATGGCTGCAGCCTGGGCCATGGACGGCTTGAGAGTTCTCCTGCTCCAGCAACGACGCCCTGACCTACGACTTGTTCAGTTCCTCAACAGCCGGCGCCGCAAGCGGCAGCCGGAAGTGGATCTACGTGAGCCCGAGCACACGACATGGGGAAAGCTGCGTCCAGAGGCCGTCGCGGGCCGATTGACGGAGCTGACCGTAGTCACCGAGTCCGACCGAGACCACGCAGCGGTGCGAGGCGTCATCGACCACTTTCGGTCCCAAGTCGACTCCATCATCCTGCTCAACCCGGAGTCGATCGATCTGCCGCCCGACTATGTTCCGCACTACCCGTGCCCGCCGATCGACGGTCTCGTCGCCCTCATGTACGACGCCGCAGTTCCCGCAGTCGAGCATCACGTCCAGTTCGCTGAGGGACGACAGCACCAGATCCAGCGCCCGCTCACCGCGAGCCAGAGCGCCACCCTGCTCCGCGACCGTCACCTGGCCTTCCTGCGGGCAGACCTGCCGCTCCTGGGAATCGTCGCAGTGCACAGCACTTGGCATGAGCCGGGCAGCGCGACGCCGAAATTCGAGCAAGCGGTTCATCGGCGGCTCGCCGCCTGCGGTCTGCCCGTACTGGCCACAGTCCCGAGAGAGAACCTCATGGTGCCCAACCGCGAGGAACGCCCCATCACCGTCCTGGACAGCCCCGACTCGGACACGGCAACCGACCTTCGGCATGCGGCACGCGCGATCGCTACCGCCGGAGGCCTCACCCTGGCCGAGTCGTTGCCGGACCCTCACCAGGCTGCCTGGACGACCTGAATTCGCAGCGCATGGATCCCGGCGTGGCGGCTACCGCCGCGCCGGGAACACTGGATACGGTGCCGGGCATTGCGGCCCCACGGGAGGCCGCCCCCGCGGTGCCCTCCGACCCTCCGGGGCGCCAAGAGCGGGGAGAAGTAGCTCGGCTACCTCCCCTGCAGCACTCCACGGCAACGCACCATCGGCGTCTTCCAGAGCCGTACCGAGGTCGGCGGCACGGCAGAAGGCACCGCAATGCGCACCAAAGTCCGCTGCCTGGCTATGACCCGCGCCCTGTACACAGGCGAGAGCTATCTGCAAGCGCAGCAGGCCATCGAAGCTCAGCCAGCCGGCAGCCCGCCTATCCCCGCCCCGGCGCGGGCGCAACTCAACCTTGAGGCACGGTTCTTCGAGCAGATCCTGGACGCCAGGGGAGAGATCACCAGCCATCCCTTGGGCATCCAAGCGGTGCGCCCACTGGCCGACGCGCTCCACCTACGAGTTGACGGTGAAACCACCGCCCTGCAGCTCCTCCGCTACATCTTGCCGCGGTGGGAGACACCCGTTGGGGACGTGCACGGAGTTCCGGGCCTTCGCGTCCACCGGCGCCACAACCACGCCATCGAACTGCGCCAGGTCGGGAGCCTCGCTTCGGTCCGACTGACAGGCCTCCCAGCCCGCTGGTGGAAGTTCGCCGAAGCCGAACTCCTTTCCGAGGCTGACACGACTGATGTCCTGGCCTGGCGCGACAGCCCCACAGCCTGGACCCCACGTGAGATGCGCTGGGACTCCGAGTACTACGAAGGCTCCAGCGAGTACGCCAAACGCTGGCAGCGGCAGACGTGGCTTGCCAGCGGCCTCCTGCGCCGCATCGCGCTCCTGCACACGGTCGCTGCTTGCCATGCGGCAGACGGCTGGAAAGGACTCAGCTGCATGCCGCACCGATGGTGCTTCGACCTCGCTCACACCCGTGACCGGCCGCCCCGCCTCGCCGAGCTCGCCGCGGCACTCCGAGACCCGGTGTTCGGACTCGACCTGATCCTGGTCGAGCAGGAGGACCTGTACGGGTTCGTGCCGGCCAACGAGCCGATCGTGCTGACCGCTCCTGTTGCCGACCGCGGGGAAGTTGAGTTCCGCGTCCTGTCCTTCGCAGCGGGATCATTCGACACGGTGCCCGTAGTGGGACAGTGGTGAGACCCCGCAGACGGGGGATGCTGCGGGGTCTCACCTGCTCCAACGGTCTGTTCGTGATCGGAGTTCCCGTAGACGTCAGTCGCGCCACGCCCATGAGCAGGTGATGCCCGGCGCAGGATGCGGGCAGACGCTAGTCTCCCGGTCGGCAAGTCACGTACGCCGCTCGCCGCCGCCACCGTTGCGCCCCACGCCGTAGCGGAGCACAGTCGGCGCGGAAGGCTCCGCCCAACTCGCGGGCAAGGGGCTCCGTGTACCCGACAGAGTTCTGCCCGAAGCCGGGTCCGAGTCGGGGACGCGTGGGGCCCCAGCTTGGACTACACCGTGGTGAAGAACGGCTCGAACGGCGTCAAGGCGCGTAACCGCGCCAAGGCTGAAGGGCGAGGCCTGACGTACCAGCAGGCTCTCAACCACAACGATTCCCACGCCTCCGACAGCACGCGTTCGAGGCCAGCCCTCCAGCGGGCGAAGACGCTCGGGTTCCTTGGCAGCGGGTACGACACTCGGCTGATCGTGAAGAACATCGGCTTCGTCTGGGCGACACGGGGAGACCGCATTCTCGTCCTGCGCTACTCCTCCAAGTTCCCATCTCGCTGGCCGCGCGACCGCGGTACGGACGCCGTAGATCTTGGCGATCTGACGTTGCAGCCCACTCCGGTGAGGCCTGTGGAGGGGCCCGGTGCTCTGGATGAAGCCACCATCGACATCGCAAGCGAGAGCCACGAAGTCCCCAAGCAGGCAGCGACCTTGGCCCTGGAGGTGCTCTCTCCGCTCTACGACCGTGTCCTCCTGGTGGCCTGCGGTGAACGAGCACTGCCCGACCTGGCCGAGGCCTACGTCTACATCGAAGTCGACAAGCGCGTACCCACCGGTGAGCGGCGTGGTGTCATCGAGAACGGACACCGGATCGTGCGTACCTTCCCGTACGACGCCGCGCAAGCAGCAATCGAACTCCGACGCCGGTTGTTGTGGATGTTCCGCGAGGAGTATCGAGCAGACTGGCCACTGGCCGGCCTGTTGCTCATCGAGCCCGCGAACCCACGGCGGCCAGAGGGAGATGACACTCCACACGCCTCACCTCAGTTTGTCGCGGCCGTCGACGAGCAGATGGCGGCGGGCGGTACCCCCATCTTGGGAAGGCTGCCTCGTGAGCCGTACCGCCCCGGCCAGCCCCACCTGTTGGCTGTGGCTGAGCAGCCGGAGTCCCCGCTTTCAGCCGCCTATCAGGCTGCGGCTGAGGCCCTGCACGACAAGTTGCCGCTCGTAGTCATTGACTAAGCCAGGGCGGGACTGCCCTGCTGCCCGGAGGAGTTGCCTCGCTGCATGAGCGAGAGGAGGGCACGGATTCAGGAGGGAGACGTTGCCCCGTCCGCCTGACCGACGTACCGGGCATAGACGTCGGCGGTGCCGTCACCGGCACTACGGGGCTGCGCTTCGAAGGCGCCAGCAGGGCGGAACGCAGCGATCTTGCCGGTGCGAATGCGATGACCCTGGTTGGTGGCCCGGTTGAGGTTGGCGTGGCTGTCGATGTGCGCCCACTCGCCGGGTCGCTCGCGCAGGGCCTGGGCGGTGTCGTATGCCTCCTGGCTGCGGCGCTGGTCGGGCAGGGCTTCGAAGCGGGCGTGCATTAGGAGGCTCCGGTGCTGGTGCGGGCGGTTTCGGCGAGACGGCGGATCTGCTCCGCGATGCGCCACTGGCCGTCTGTGAGGTGGTCGCAGAGCCTGTTGGCGAGGCGAGCGATCTCGTCCAGGGCCTGCTCTCTCGTCACCCCTGTGTTCGGGCGTGCGCTCTGGTCGCGGGCCGGCGCTGTGCGTGCGGCTGCGGCCGTGCGATCAGAGTGGTTCACGGTGCTCTTCTTCGGTGAGGTCAGCGGTTGTTGCAGCGGCAGGTGTTGGTGATGACGTTGAACCAGCTGTCGCACGAGTTGCACCACACGGAGCCGGGCGCGGGCGGTACGTCGGAGTGGCGGTTGGTGCGGTCGAGCACGAGGCGGGGTGTCTCCTGTCAGAGGTTGTCGGGGAGTTCGGCGCGGGGACCGTCGGGAGAGAGGATCTTGACGATCAGCGCCAGGTCCTTGGGCCGCCACAGGGCTGCTTCGTACCCGCAGTCGGCGAGGTGGCGCAGCCACTCGCGCTGCTCAGGCCGTATGCGTCCGGTGTCGGACTTGAACTCGATGAACAAGGTCCGTTTGGCCTTGGGGTGGCCGTAGACCTCGTCGGGCCATCCGGCGTCGGACCTGCGGGAGTTGTGCGTGTGGTAGGCGAGGGTCCAGCCGCGGAGTGCTGCGAGTTGGCGGACGTGCCGACGGAACTGCTCTTCGGTCACGCGGTCTTCCTTCGCGGTCTGGGGGCGATTGCCTCTGTGAGGGCTGCGTAGTGCGCGGCGGCTTCGGGGTCCGGTGTCACCGGCATTCGTATGCGCTGCGGGGGTGTGGGTGCCGGGCGCCGGTGCCGTTCCTTGAGGAGTTCCGGCAGGGGGCGCCGGGTCTGCTCCTGGAGGAGTTCGCTCATCGGCCGTCCGTATCGCTCGGCGATGAGGGCTTCGTACAGGTCGTCGTCGCATCCGGTGTTTCCAGCAGGCATCTGGGTCTCCATGGGTGGGCCGGGACCCGCAGTGGGGTGCGGGTCCCGGCCGGAGGGGTGGCTCGCATCCGGCGAGCCGTTCTGGGCGGGCGGGGCGCGGGGGGTCGCTGCCCGTCCAGAAGTCGGGTGGGTGGTCGGGCCGTGCCTGGGCTCGACAACGATCAAGAACCTAGCATGGTTTTCTATCGTGACCTATTTGAGGGCGTGGAGGCGCTCAGTCGACAACAGTCAGCTCGTCGTCCTCATAGGGGAGGGCCTTCACTGTGCCGTCCCACCGGACCATGTTGAGCTCTGCGCCGGTGATCGGGTCGGTGGCATGGTTGACGACCAGTCCGAACAGGCGGAGCTTGCCCGCGGGGACGGGCTTGGCAGGGGTGACGGCGGTGCGCTTTTCAATGCTCATGCAGATGTCTCCTTGCTGATCAGCAGGAAGTTACAGGGACGAAGGTGTCGAGGCCGCGGCCCCATTGGGGTGTGATGGGCTCGTTGAAGGCGCAGCCTCCGCCCGCGCTTTCGAAGTCGGTGGCGCGCCAGCCGTTTGAGTCGCCGGCTGTGGCGCGTTCGAAGTGCTGGATGCTGCCGTCTGGCAGGGTGATGGCCAAGCGGGTGATGCCGGGCGGTGCGGCACTCGGTGTGACGCGCCTGCCTGTAGTGAGGGCGTGCTGGGCGAGGGAGTCTCCAAGGTTCACGATTCATCTCCTATTGGTTGTGACCTATCTCGGGTCACCAGGGTGAGGCGTACCCGTCGCAGGTTGCGCAGGTCCCGCCCGTATCGGGCTGGGTGCCGTCGGTGCAGTGCGGGCAAGGGAGGTGGCGGCCGAGGCCGTGGCAGCGGTCGCATTCCCGCTCCCGTTCGTACGGTCCGTGGAAGTAGGTCACCATGCCCGTCCCTTCGCACTCGCCGCACTCGGGGGCGACGGTGCCGAGCGTCTCGTAGGCATCGATGACGGCCGGAGTGGTGACCACGATGTTCCTTCTCGATCGCTGGCGGACGTGTGACCACATGTGCTGCCGGTGAGGGGCGGCACGAACATCGCTGTGCGGGGTCTTGGTGTTCTCGCTCATGGCAGCTCCTCGGAAGGTGTGCGTCGCGGTCAGAAGAGTTTGTCCTGGCCGTCGGTGGCGCCTGGCCTGATCGGTCGTTCCCGGCGCGACTGCGGGCCGGGAGTCGGCTCGCCGAACAGGGCCGTGGTGCCGTACGCATCGGGCTTGGCCGGGATCCGTACGGGGCCTGCTGGCACCGGCAGTTGGTTGGGGGCTGCTTCGTCGAAGTCGGCGCGGCTCATGCCGGTCCAGTCCTGGCCCGCCCCCGTGCTCACTTGGTCGACTCCCCGGCCGGGGCCGACGGCGTGTCCGACTGCCGGGATCCGCTGGCTTCGAGGACCGCGTCCGCCCAGTCGAGGATGAGAGCGGTCCCGGCCCGGCCTGCCGCCTCTCCCGGTGTGTGACCTTCCTCGAGGGCCCTCAAGTACCGGGCGGCGGTGACCTCCAGTGCGGACGAGGACGTGAAGGACTGCACGATGCGGTCGATGTTCACGCCGTGCATGTGGTTGAGGGCCTTGGCCGCGAAGGCGACGATCATGCCGACATCCTTGCCGAGCTGCTCGGCCTGGGCGCGGGTAAGTGGCGCGGTGTAGCGCATGACGGAGCTGTCTCCCCCTATGAGGTGGCGAAGTTAGTGAGGGGCCGCAGCGCGGTGAGCGCGGCCCAGTTCGGCGGGTGCGCGGGCGGGCCTCGCCCGCGCACCCCGGGCCTGCGGTCAGGCTGCGACCGGCTCGCGCTCTGCGCCGTCCGTCTGCTCGGCGTCGCTGTCCGCCTCGGCCTCGGGGTTGACCGTCACCAGCACCTTCGCCTCGGCGTGCGCCTTGGCCTGCTTGAGCTGGAAGCGCGCCTTGGTCAGCGACTCGGCGACCCGGTCGAGCTGCTCCAGCCGCGCCCCGACCTGCCCGTCGAGCATCTCGGCGAGCTTGATCGGCTCAGTACGGGCGATCTCGTCGAGCAGTCCACGGACCTGCTCGATCTTGTCGAGCGTGGTGCGGGTCTTCTTCTGCGCGGCGGCGCGCTCGGTGCGCTGCTCCTCCGTCATCTCCTCGACGATCATCAGCACGGCCTGGTCCTGCTGCTGCTTCATCGCGAAGGCGAAGTGCACGATCTCGTTGTCGCCAGCGAACTCTCCGCGCACGAACTTCGAGAGGACCGCACCCTGGTTGGCGAGGCTGAGCGCGGCTATCTGAACGGCCGCCTGCGTGCCGATCTTTCCGTCCTGAACCAGTTCCTGGACCTCGATGCGCAGATCCAGAAGCGCCAGGCGCAGTTTGACGTAGGTGGTCGTCTTGCCGAAGTCGGCGGCCACGGACTCGATGGTCGCGCCCTCTTCCTCATCGAGGATGCGCTGGTAGCCGTGTGCTTCCTCGAAGGGAGTCATGTCCTCGCGGGTGACGTTCTCGGACATCGACCGCTTGAACCGCTGGAGTTCGCTCTTCTCTGACGTGATCGTGACGCGGATCTTGGTGCGGCCGAGGATCTGGTGGGCGCGCCAGCGGCGTTCGCCGGCGACGATTTCGTAGCCGCCCTGCTCGTTGTCGGCGCGGACCTCGATGGCCTGCATGAGGCCGTACTTGTCGATGGACTGGGCCAGCTCGTTCAGCGCGTCCTGGTCGAAGTACTCGCGCGGCTGGCGCGGGTTGCGGTGGACCTGGGACATCTTCACGACGCGCTGCACTGTGGCTCCAAGAGGTAGTTGGTGAGTTTCCCTGCCCTCACCTTGTATCTAAATTCTACTCTCCATTAGAGGGGTGTCCACTCCCGGGCAACCTCCGGGAAGTGACCTCGACCACGCTCGGAATGGGGCTCTGAACTGCGGAAACACCTGTGGGGGCCGAGGATCCTCGACGCCCCACAGGTCGGTCTACCGCTACTGCGCGAGCGGGCGCCCGCCCCCATCCACTCGCTCACGCCACCGCTGAACTTCAATGGGCGCGCCCGGCAGGAAGGCGGCGTGGCAGCTGTTGCGGATCGGACACACGGTGCAGACCCGCACCGCATCCTCGGCCGCGATCAACGCCCCGTCACCTGCGGTCTCCAGCGGCTGTATCGCACACAGTCCGCTGCTCCACGGGACCGGCTGGGCCGCCTGGTCCGGCTCGCAGTGCAGGCTGCTAAGCGCGCGGATGATCCCCGCGCCGTCTATCTGGTCGGTGCCCGTTCCTCGCGGACTGGGCTGTTTCGCGAGCGCCACAATGCGCTGCGCATTGATCACTTCGCCCCCCTCGTCGTCAGGGCCGGCCCCGTGTCCAGCCCTGCGCAAAGGCGGCTGCCCCGGTGCGGCGCAGCCGCCTGCCCCAGGGCCCGGCCCCCGCCAGCCGTATCGGACGGCTGTACCTTCCGGGCGCTTGGGGCCGCGGGCTCAGTGCCCCATGCCCACGCCGCCGTCGACGGGCAAAACCGCGCCGGTGATGTACGACGCTTCGTCGCTGGCGAGGAAACGTACGGCGGCCGCGATGTCCTCGGGTCGTGCCGCGGTGCCGAGCGGGATCTGTGCCAGCAAGGCCTCCGTCCGCTCCTTGCTGAGGACCGCAGTCATGTCGGTAGCCGTAAGCCCCGGGGAGACGACGTTGGAGGTGATGCCACGGGAGCCGAACTCGCGCGCCAGCGATCGGGAGAAGCCGATCAATCCCGCCTTGGCGGCCGCGTAGTTGGACTGCCCCGCTTCGCCGAGCATGGCGACGGCAGAGGAGATGAAGATCAGGCGGCCGGAGCGAGCGCGCAACATGCCGCGGCTGGCGCGCTTGGCGACCCGGTAGGCGGCAGTGAGGTTGGTGTTGATGACGTCGGCGAAGTCCTCCTCCGACATACGGAGCAGCAGTGCGTCGCGAGTGATGCCCGCGTTTGCCACCAGCACCTCGACCGGGCCGTGCTCGGCTTCGATCTGCTTGTATGCCAGCTCGACCTGCTCGGGGTCGGTGATGTCGCACCTGACGGCGAGGAACCCGGCCGGAGGCTCCCCGGAGCGATAGGTGATCGCGACCCTGTCTCCGCCCTCCGCCATGGCCTTGGCTATCTCGAAACCGATGCCTCGGTTGCCACCGGTGATGAAGACGCTGCGGGTCATAGGGGTGTCACCTCTCGGGACTCGTCGGAGCAGGGCCACCCGCTGGCTCGGCAGGTCACGCCGAGCCGTCAGGGCGGTTTGTCTCGAACATCCCGTTAGGGATCCGTTAAGACCCCTTTACTTTGCACTGGCTGGTCAGTTATCTCGGCCACGCCGCTATGGCTCGAAACCGGCCGCAACCCCGACTTGTGCCACCCCCACTTGCGCTCCACGTTTCACCACGCCCGGGTGTGTCCCGATATGGGCATCTTTCGTGTGAGGTGAGTGACAGGGGGTTGAAGTTCGCGATCTATCACGAAGACGTTAGGGTCCTCTAAGTCTTTCCTATACCTTTACCTGTCGAAGATTGAGTATTAAAGCGGATGTCAACAGCTCTGCCCCCGATCGGCCGATTCCTCAAGGCCTGGCGCGCCCAGCGCGACCCCAACCAGGTGCCGGGCTTCACCGCCCGGTTCGGCCCCAGAACCAAGCCCGGGATCAAGCAGGTAGAGCTCGCCCAACTCACGGGAGTCTCCACGACATGGGTCCGGGAGCTTGAGCACGGCCGCGCCAAGAACCCCTCCGTGGAGTGGCTGCACCGCATCGTGCGCATACTCGACCTCACTCCAGCCCAGCGCCACACCCTCTTCGTGTACGCCACGAGCCAGGAACCTCCGCTGCAGTATCGACCGGACGCTTCGAACCTCGACCCCTCGACCGCAGCTCTCATCCGTGTCCAGCCTTGGCCGGCCTATATCTCGGACTTCGCGTGGGACGTGCTCCTCTACAACGAGGCGAGCGAACGCGACTGGCCGTGGATGAAGCACGGCGTCAACGTCATGATCTGGGCTCTGGCCTTCCCCGAGGCCCGCATGCAGCTCATCAACTGGGAAGAGGACTGGGCCAAGCCCATGGCCTCCCAGCTCAGGCTGCGAGCCCGCGCACACCCGGAGAACGAGCGTCTGGCCGAGGTCATCGCCCAGATCAAGGAGCGGGACAAGGCAGCGCGCAGGATCCTCGAGGAAGACCTGACGACCGTCACTCACCCTGACGGTGACCGGCGCTGGGTCTACCTGCCCGGTCACGGGGACGAGGAATTCGAAGTCGTCTTCCGCGCCTATGCACCGCTCAGCGACTACAGCCAGCGGTTCATGTGCGTCGTACCCGCAGCCGAGGCTCACCCCCTGGCGACCTGAGCAGCCAGAAGATCCGCCCCTCACCCTCCCTGCGCCCCTCAGGCCAGGAGCAGTGCTCCGTCTCGGGGTACGACCTCATCTGTAGAGCGAAGTGCGACCTCACGTACATAGGCCGGGCGCCGATCGTCTGCGCTTACGTGCACCGTGCTCATACGTCGAGCAGCAGGGTGTCGAGCGGAAAGGCTGTGGTGTCTTTCGTGGGCCGTGACAGGTGTACCGCGGTGTGGAAGTAGCCGTCGGTCTCCTTCCCGCGGGGATCTTCGCCGGCGGCGATCACCGCATGGACGGCGTGCCGCTGCTCGTGCGCACTCGTGAAACGGCGTTGCGGGTACGTAGGGGCAGCCGCCTTCTCGGTGATCAGACCGTGGGGCGTCAGTCCTTCAGCGATGGGCTGGTAGGAGCCGGTACGCAGAACGAACGCCACGACCCACACCTGTCGGTGGGCGGCGGCAAGGAGCGGCTGGAAAGTGCGGGGGGACAGGAAGCTGGCCCCGCCCGTGATGGTGATCAGCCGCGTGGGCTGCGCGGCGCGCCGGAGGGCAGCGGTGGGAGGAGCCACTTCCAGGTTCTCGGCGAAGCCTTCGTCCAGCAGACCGACGGCGAGCGCGTAGTCGATGGCGTTCGCAGCTATGTCGAGTCCGATCACTCGGGCCGCTTCGGGACGTCGATGAGCTGCGTAGTAGGCCCGGTCCCACTCGATTAGCTCAGCCGTGGTGAGTGCTGCTGCCTGCGGGGATGCGTAGTGGGCATATAGGTCTTCCAACGTCAGGTTGTGGTTGAGGAGAGCCGCGTTGATGCCGTACGAGCAGCAGATGTCCAGCACGGTCACCGGGCCGGCGGTGTGGGCGGTTCGCGCGCGGGCGGCGGCCATGCGCCGGAATACCCCCTGGGCGTGCTGCGGCGTCTGATAGTTCCAGCGGCCCAGGACGCGGAAGAAGTCTCTGGGGTCTGGCTGGTCGTAGATCTCGTCGAACGACGTCATTTCCTCCTGACTGGAGGCGGCCAGCTCCTCGGGGCTGCTGATCCCCAGACCTCTCTCACCGGTGCTCCCCGTATGAGTCATCGCACGTGTCCCTTCCCGCTCTGGGCCCCGCCTCGCGTCTCGTCAAGCAGTAGTGCCTGACCCGCAGGTGAGGAAGGGGGCATCGACGAAACCAGCCACGCAGCGAACGTCAATTCTGGAGTACTTGGAGCGGCCGACAAGGCCAAGGTCGGGCGGCCCCGGCACCCGCCATTTGCGATCCCCGTTGGAGCATGTGGATCTCTGTACTTGAGCTTGTACGCAGCCATGTGGGTGAGCTCGTACGCCGACACTCCGTCTCGGAACGCGCGCCGCTCGGGCCGTCAGGCCACGTCTCGGAAGCGCGGCAGCCTGCCGATTCGAAGCTGCTGCGATGCCCAGACAGCCAGAACATAGGGCCGTGGGGGCCGGGAGAGTGCTGCGACCTGGGGGCAGGCGCTGAAGATCAGGCGGACGGCTTGCGCCAGTCGATCTGAATCCGCTCACTCGGATCGCGGTGCCTGCCCCGGCCCACTGCCAGCACACGCACCTTGACGATCTCCACACAGACCAGTGCACGCTGCGAGGCTCGTGGAGCCGAATTCCACCACTCCACCAGATTCGTGACGCCGTCGATCGGCAAATCCGTCATCTGCTCCAGGAACCGCAGCCGATTGCGCGACTGGCGCAGGTCGTCCTTCGTGGCCTTCTCCGCAGCGGCGTACGCGGCTTCCACCAGCACGTCGCGCATGTTGCGCAGTTCCTCGAACCGCTTCTCGGCCCCGGCGATGTGCTCCTTGAGGCGCTCCGCTTCGGCCCGGATGTCAGCCAGCAGCCGCCCCAAGTGCTCCTGAGCGCCCGGGCGCAGAAGCTCAGCAAGCACCTCCTCGGTCACCGCGTCTTCGAGCCGGTCGGCATTCATCCGGACTCGTCCACACGAAGGCTGTCTGACCCGTGGCGGCGGACAGCGGTAGGACGGATCGGCATCGCCGGTCACCCGCGTCCCCACCATGTCGTACTTGCAGCCGCCGCACTCCGCCACACCATCGGTCAGCAGGTACTCGAAAGCCTCCCGCGCTTCGGGCTGTTGGCTCTTCTGCTCGGCGAACAGCTTCAGTAGACGCCGGTATTCATCCGGAGTGAGGACCGTCTCACCGAAGTCCTCGATCGGGTTGCCCTCATCATCCAGACCAGCCATACGCGGGTGGCTGAGGACCCGGACCAGGACCTCGGGAACCCACTCATTCCCGAACGTGGTGCGATAGCCCTGCTTGTTCATCCAGCGGCATGTCTCAGCCCTGCTCTGCCCGGCGAACAGCCGAGACGTGGCCTTACGCAGGGCGCTGGCCTCCTCGAGGTGCAGTCCACCCCGGCGGCTCTGGTAGCCAGACAGCCGTGCCATGAGTCTCCATCCCCAAGTGGGAGCCTGATCGCCTGCCGCTTAGCAATCGCATACCTCCGTAATAGGTCACGATATCTGGAACGCATGGCTGTCATGGCTTGAGAGGGCAGTAAGTGCACAGGTGGCAGGTTATTTGTGCACGTCAGAAGGCCAACCCGTGGCGGGAGTGTGGTGCACGTCACTGCAACCGTTGAGGCGTAAACAACGTCAACCAAAGACGCGGCCCGTGCGCCCATGACCAGCGCAAAAGGGCCCGACCAGCCAACCTGGCAGGACAGCCGGCCGAGCCCATAGGGCGCAACCCATCACCCTACGAAGGCACGCCCAACGCCTCCCACAAGCTCAACGTCACAACCTTCTGCGTCTCGCCCACGGGGATCGTCTTCGCCGGGAACTTCTCCGCCTTGATCAACGCGTACGCCTTGTCTGCCCCGATCCCCAGAGCGCGCGCAGCCGTCGCCACGCTCACCGCCGCCGGCAACGAACGCAGCTCCTCAACCGACATCCCACCCCGTGTACGGGCAGGCACGCCAGAGGCAGTCACAGATGAGGTCATAGGTGGTCACATCCCTCTTCCCCGCGCCACCTGACCGGAAGCATACGACGGCCAAGGAAGCGTCTCCTTCGCTACAGCAAGATCAGGACACGTAAGGATGATCCAGCCCAAACCAGGGGGCCCCGCGTGTTCAACGGCAGCACCTACAAGCGATGCGCCTGCAAGGAGCCGGCACTCGACAGCAACGGTCAGCCGCTCCTCCACAGCAACGGCAAAGCCAAGCTCCGCCAAATCGGCTCAGACTGCCCGCTGCTGAAGAAACGCGACCACGGCTCCTGGTACTACTACGTCAAACTTCCCGACGGCCCCCGCGGCGAACGCCGCCGCCCCCGCAAGGGCGGCTTCCTCACGCAGAAGGCCGCAGAAAAAGCGGCCCAGAAGCTGTGGGACGAAGCCCACAACGGCATCGACGTCGATTCACGAGAAACCGTCGAGGCATACCTACACCGCTGGCTCAAGAAGCGCGTCGACCTCAAGCGCAGCACCCGCGACGACTACGAGGACTACCTGAACCGCATCTTCATACCCGGCCTCGGCCACCTCCAGATGCGCGAACTCCGCGACCGCCACATCCAGGAAGTCTTCCAAGAAATCTGGGAGCTCAACGAGGTCAAGAAGGCCAACCGCCTCGCCGCCCAGCACGCCAAAGAAGCCTGCGACGCCGCCTACAAGGCATGGAAGACGGCCCCCACGCCCCGCCCGCCCGAGCTGCGCCAGAACTGGAACGCAGCGAAAGCTGCGCTCAAGGAAGCCCGCACCAAGCCACGCCAGGACACCGGCCCCGGCAGGCAGAAGAAGTTCCTCGACACCCTCTCCGCAGCCCTCCAGGACGCAGTCGCCGAGAAGCTGATCACCGAGAACTGGGCCAAGCTCGTCAAGATCCCCAAGTACGAGCGCCCCGACCCGCTCGTGTGGACAGACGAACGCGTCGCCCGCTGGCGCGAGACCGGCAAAAAGCCCGGCCCCGTCATGGTCTGGACCCCCGAGCAGACCGGCCAGTTCCTCGACTCCGCAGTCGAACACCCCATGTACACCATGTGGCACCTCATGGTCTTCCGCGCACCACGCCGCGGCGAAGCAACAGGCCTGCCCTGGACCGAACTCGACATGACCAAGGGCACCGCCAACATCGTCGAAACCCTCGTCACCAACTCCGCCTACGAAGTCTGGGAAGACACCCCCAAGAGCCGCAGCGGCAAACGCACCCTCACCCTCGACTCCGCCACCTTCGCCCTCCTCACCGCCTGGCGCGACGTCCAAAAGGCCCAACGCGAACAGTGGGAAGCCAAGCACCGTGAGGACTCCGACAAGTACGGGCCATACGTAAACAGCGGCTACGTCTTCACCCAGCCCGACGGACGACCCTGGCACCCCGACAACGTCTCCCAAGCCTTCGAACGCCTCATCAAACGGCTCGGCCTCCCACCCATCCGCCTCCACGACCTCCGGCACTGCGCCGCATCCCTCAGCCTCGCCGCCGGCTTGTCCATGAAGGCCATCCAAGCTCTCCTCGGCCACGCCTCGTACTCGCTGACCGCCGACACCTACACGTCACTCATGCCGCAGTTCGAGCAGGCCGCCGCCGACGCACCAGTGGACCTCGTACCGCGCCGAGGCGCCGCACCAGCGCCCACAGAGCCGGACGGCGACCGCGAGCCAGTGCCCGCTCCGGAAGCCGCCCCGCAAGGACCACCCCAACTCGTCCTCGTCCGCAACGAAGGCGGCACCTCCAGCCCTGCCGAAACTGCTGCCTGA